GATCACGACCAACAACCGAAAGACCCGCAATTGCAAGTGTTTTTGCAGAATCACCTTCGGTAATAATAAGAGTACACTTACCAGAGTGTGTAGTACCGGCCTTATTGGCATCGTCGAGTTTCGGAATGCCCGTTATTTTTGATTTACGAGACCCATCTGTTTTTTTCAATTCTTTCATTTCACGAAATTTCGATAATGCCATGAGTTCTGATTGAACGCTCGTTTTTAGAATATTCTTTATAAACGTTTTTGGTGGTTCAAACTTACTCCCAAAGTCCTGTGGCTTGAGTGTACACTCCGATTTAACCTGACTACTAAAACTTGGATTGACAAGTGTTGCTTTTACGAAAACAAAAAATGCATTCTTGACCTGTTGGGGACGAAGTTTTATCTTCTTTGCCATATCTTCAATAACACCGTTTGCGAGTATTCCAGAAACGTGGTCAACGTGTGAACCACCTTTTGTGGTACATATACCATTCACAAATGATACGTGTTCAAACCCATCATCTGAAGGTGCGATACACACTGACCATCTATCACTCGTAAATGTACATATCTCATCTGATTTTGTGTACATTTTTGCGTACGTATTGAATGTTGCTTTAGGTAATGCGTCACCTTGAAATTTCACTTTACAATTTTGTGACGTACAAATATTCGCATCGTATACTCGCTTTTCAAATATTTTGTATATAGAATCATCCATTTTTGACATACCAAATCGTTTCCAATCGGGAACGAAAGTAATAGAAACGCTCGACGTAGCATTCGAGTACTTTTTTATTTTGGGTGTACCGCACGTTTTCATATTATCCGACCATTCCTGTGTATATATACACTTGTTTTCTCCATCTTTAATTTTAACTGAAAATTTACTCGAATAAACATTCGTAAGTTTTGCACCGTATCCATTACGACCACCAACAACACGTTTTTGTGTATCGTCATAATTTGTACTCGTGAGTAAATGACCAAACGTTAATTCTGGATTCCATAAACCTTCTTTTTCGTGCATTTTAACCGCAATACCACCCAGAGGTCCATTATTTTCAATTGTTATTTCACCAGATATTTTATCGATAGAAACACTCATAGACGTTACATTTTTGGGGTACATAGAGTTTCGGTCGATCGCGTTTACTAAAATTTCGTCAAATATCTTTAAAAGTGCCGGTGAATACACGACCGTTTTCTTTTCAAATTGATCATTTTCATATATCCAATATGGTTCCGCTACACGTGAAACAGGTCCAACGTACGAATCCGGACGCTTTAATATATGTTCCACGTGTGTGAGTTTTTGAATACTTTCACTCATTTATATTATATTGTGTCTTTTACTTAAGTATATTTTTAGTCCTTCGAACCAGTATACTAATTCATCTTTTGTTTTTGACTTGGGTCTCGAATATATGGTTTTTATACGACCACACTCGCGGTGTCTAAGTGATACAGGGTTAATATTTTTATAAGACGTTATATAACATGCATAACAGACACGTTTTATATTTGTACCAAAAAATTTCAGATATTCAATATTGTTATATGTAAAAATAGGTCGCATTTTTCTATATTCTCGAACAAGTATACGTTCTTCTGTCGTTTTTGTATGTACACACGGCTCTAAAGGGCATTCACACAAATAACACTCTTTTAACCACTTAAGATTCATTTAAAAGTAAAAGGTTTTATCTTTTATATTACTCACCTAAAGTGAAGCTATATGTTCTTTTAAGTTTTATAAAGAACCACATCCTTTACTAACCTAAGTTATTTTATTTTTAGTAAAAATTAAGATGTCGCAATACTTTCTACCGACCGTGATTCAAACGAATTTTAGTGATACTAAAAATGTACTCACTAAAAAACATCAATCAAATATTCAGACTTATGATGACTGTTTACGTGTATCTAAAACTTTAAAAACGAGTAAAAAAACACCAGAGGAAATGGCAATAATCCTCGATAAAATGAGAAAAAAGAAACTGGAATGTCAAAAAACAAAACCGATACAGGTCTTAGATTCTGCTCCTAAACAAGACGCTTCTGATTTCCGTAATATATGTAAAGCTTTTACATTATCAGGAAAAAAATGTACATTCAAAGCTGTGTGTGGGGACTACTGTAAAAAACATAGAATAGATGATCACGTATTAGCAACTATACCAAAAATAAATGTTTCCTTATTATAAAAAATGCTAGATCAAGAAACACTCAGACCTGTCATAATAGCCATGGCACTTTATCTTGCAATTTCAAAAATCGTACCAGAACTTCTTAAGAAACCCACAAATATTAAATTTATTGATGATGTCGTCGCCATGCTCATTGCTCAGAGAGGCTCACTCATGTCCGGTGCCATCCTCACCGGTGTCATCACTTTCCTTACTAATTACATTAGCGATGAATTCTTGTAATACGTTTTCTTTACACGTTAACATATGAGTCCTCGGATGTTCCATATACCTTACTTTTTTGGTATATGCATCTTCCATAAAATCACGTAATTGTTTTTCGTTTGGCTTTCCCCATTCCATACCTTCCTGATACAAAAAATCATCTTTTATGAGTTTTTGACGTTCGCAGTCTATCGTATACGGCGTTTTTATATATTCAGGTGCACCCCCATAATCCGTTATAATGACTGGTTTATTTCGCAAAGCTGCTTCCACTGCACCCATACCTATACCTTCAGAACTTGAAAAACTTACATAACAATCTCCCAGTGCATGTATTTTTTCCATTTCTTCGTCAGGAATAAGATCATTTATAACTTCAACGTTTGGTATTTTTATTTGAATTGGTTGTTTACACGTCGCCTTAATCAAAAGGCGTGTATCAGGTTTATTCATACGAACAAATGTTTCAATAATTTTATTAAAATTTTTCCTCGGATCCGTTACATTTCCTATATGATAAAATGTGTATGGTCTATGATCAGGAACGTGTGCATGTATAATGTAAAAGTTTGTTTCTGGAAACTGTTTTTTAAATACTTTTCTACAAAATTCACTTGGTACAGCGATTCTATCAAAAAGTTTAAATAGTTTACCGTAATCTTCGTGTACGGTTTCGGTTTCACATATAGTCATACACGTCACGTGTTTGATTTTACGTTTAATTTCGGGTATTTTATCTAACCAGTATGGTACAGGTAAAGCATAAATGAATGCACGTTCACACACAGGTATATCATTTTGAAGTTCAATGTACTGACTCCCAGGAAAAAGACCCATATATTTTTTACATTGTTGACCTATCCCACTCAAAAGAGATGGACCAATGAATAACATTTAGTATAAAGATAATATTTCTTTTATATATATTACGCGATGGACTCTGTTAGAGAACAAATTGAAGAAGCACTTCAAAGATCAAAAATTCACAAAGAAACTGTCTATGGTATTCTTAGACAAATAGCTGATGCAATCGAACCACCAGCTGCTGCTCCAGTAAAGGCTGCTGCTCCAGTAAAGGCTCCAGCACCACCAGCTCCAGCCCCACCAGCTCCAGCTCCACCAGCACCAGCACCAGCACCAGAAACACCAAAGAAAAAAGTTGTTAAACGTGTGGTTAAAAAGAAGGTTGTGGAATCGAAGGAGTAAATTTATTTTTTACAAATACAAATCCACCTATTATCATAGTTATGAAGAGTATTAAGTAACGCAAGGGGTACTTTTTCTTTTTTTCCTTCTCCATTTTTTCGATATCCTCCTTATCCGGAAGTTTTTTAACGTTTACGTTAAGATCCTCTATCTTCCCGATAAGTTTATGTAAAGCTTCTAGAATTTGAACCTCTCGATTTATAGGTTTTTCCTTAACGTCTATAGTTGTAACTTCGAGAACCATATACCATTCTGCATCCGGTTGTAAAGTAACGTAATCTGTATCTTCTTGATATTCATATAACTTAAAATGAAGTTTTTGCATAGATATGGGATTAAATAGGTTTGTTTGTCTTGGAAATGCTTTCCACTGCTTATCTCTAACTATAGTATGTGCACCATGATTAAAATGTCTTTCGAGTGGTACGCGTGCTAAAATTTGTCCATGACGCTCATCGAGTATTTGAGCACGTTTAGGTACATCTTCACACGTTATATCAACGTACTTTGCGACACTACTCACGTGAGTATCAGAATTTGGGGTTTCCTGTCCAACCTGTGTCACGTAAAAATCAACTGGTTTTATACCACACACTTGTGTGATATCTTCTAAATGTAAATTTGATTCAAGTGAAAGATCTATACTAAACGTATTATTTGAACCATTTACAAATTTTGAATCTATAATTATATACTGAACCTTTTTAGGTAAGTCCTGGAGTGAAACCATCTTGTATTTAGTATATAAAAAAATAAACATAAATAATAGCAGTAATGTTTTCGTTTTATTCGAGTGTCTGTAATTTATTATCACTTAGACCAAAACCCGAAACAAATATACAAAAACCTCCATCTATAAAAATGTGTGAAAATGACTATATTATATCTAAAAATGAAGCGAATGAAACAATCATTTTAGAGGTTCCTAGGAAACCTAAGTTTACATACTTCTAATGAAATATATAAAAAAATGAAATGGACGACTACATTGCCTTACACACGTACGACTATAAACTCTCGTTTTGTCAAGCGACAAACGAACTCCCGGGTGACATGCAAAGAGTCATATGGGAAAAACTTAACGCGTACGAATCACGTGATCTCGTGTGTCCCGGAGCCCCTCGACGAGACCCCCGAAATTCGAGATTCTCGAGAGAAAGACTTCAAACTTTGGTTAACCGGTGGAGAGAACAGTGGGGCGAACCTACTTCGTGAACGTATGAATACATTGGCGCG